TCTGTTAGAACTAAACAATGCTATGTCACCATTGCTCATAACCATAGCAGCATAAGACTCTTGCGTTTTAAATCCAGAATGTACAACCGCCATATCAACTGGATCTGCTATAAGATGGCTTGCTACTGTAGATACACATGTTGCTATATAAGCATCTTCTGCATCAGAATATATATATTCACGTACTGCTCTACCACCACGTTCAACAAATAAAGTAGCTCCATCAATAGACGTTGGTATTACAAATTCAGAGCCATAAGGCGTTTGCTTTCTTATTTGTGCATTGGTTGGTGTAATTGCTTGATTTAAATATGTTGGTATATACAATTCATCAGATAGCGTAAATATTTGCAGATCACGATTAGACTTTAAATATCTTATTTCATTCACGTCACCAGTAGCCGCTACTAAATTTATTGAGTCAGTGTCATCAGCATCACCTAAATCAAAGTTAAAGTAGCCACCAATCTTAGACATCCAAATTGTATCTGGCTCTGCTATAGTGCCAGCAAAACATAATCTATTTTCATGGAATGTAACTGCTGCTGGATACCCACGCAAAGCATTAAATGATTGTTCTTCAAAATTTAATGTAGCAGCTTTGCTAGCTACTTTTATATATCCACCGCCGTCTTCTGATTTATTTGAAGTTGCAGCTGCTTGAAATTTATAACTGTTATCGTCAATAACTTCAGTAATAGTTCTAGTACCATTAATTGAGTTTGCGTTTATACCGCCAACTGGTGTTGCATCACTAATTACAATTTCTGAAGAAATTTGTAGCCCATGATTTATATGAGTAACTTCAATTTTATTTGAGTTTTTAGCTGTTCTTAAAGGGTTTAATACAGATAGTCTTGTTCTTAATCTGTCACTAATTATACCTATAGCAGTTGTGGCATTTGTTACGCTAGTAATTGTAACTTCGTTTCTACCAATTCTTAACTTTACACCAATATGCGCACCTGTTGTATTAAAATATGCTGCACTTGTTGTTAAGGTAGCTGGCATTATAAGACTCGGGTAAATACCGTAAGAATCAATTCTGTCAGAACTGATTGTAACATTAGATGATTGAAATCTACTATATGGCTGATAAGTAAAATGCCCAGAGTAGTCCGTATCAAAACTAAATACACTAACCTCAAAAGTTGTAAGACTTGTTCTTGTAAGCATACGCGGCGCAAACAATGGGTGACATATAAACATAACATCACCATATTGTGCAGTGGTATACTCATGTAGATAATCTTTATCAAAAGGCAATGAATTGCTCTGGGTGTCAACAGATACAAGATTTAAACTTTGCACTGTACCATCACTTAACAATCTAAATGGCTCAATAAATCCATGCCCTATTGCAATTAAATACTCTTCATTATCATCAAAAACAAATGAAGTAAGATGTATTTCTTTGTGATTAGTTACAGTTAATGTACCTACTAATTTATCAATAAACTTTGTACCATGTCGTTTTTTTACAGCACCCTCTGGCAATACAATCATATTTTCTAAGCTTTGTGCAGACGCAGCATAAATAGGACTATCAGTCCTCATTACAGTATTATCACTTATTTCACCGTACTGAAAGCTATTCTGTGGTATTCTTACTTTTTGCATTAGCTACGCCTTTGCGCTATAAACCTTGAGGTTTGCAACTTACGTGTAGTTTGTTGCTGCGAGTCTAACCTTCTGGCTTTTATCATTTGCCGTTCAGCCTGTTGATCCATTAAACTTGCTAGCGTTGCATCTCTTGCAATAGAGACAGACAGCATTGAAGCTACTTGAAACTCTACAGCTAATGTAAAGTATGGAGGCCAAGACGCCTCATCAACACGATACACATAATCTGCAACTAGCTCATCATTTACATTAGCGTCACAGTAAATTTGATTACCATAAGTATCATATATTAAGGGATAATCATTAACTGTCACCGCGCTTAACATAAGTAAATCTGTTGGTAGCTGATACTTTGCATCGAACCTACCATCTGGTGCGGCAACTATTCTAGTTAAGACCGCTTGCTTTGTGGCAAAACGCCAACGTGTACTTGTCAATGCTGTTCTTGCTATATCTTCATACAATGCATCAGCTACATCAGCTTCTGCTGTACCATCTGTAAAAGAAGAAATTGGAGAGCCACCCATTAAAATGGAAGCTCGTGAACATATCTTTAATGGTGTATTTGCTGGCATTTATTCAACCTATATATTGGAGTTAAAGGGGGCCGAAGCCCCCTAAAATATTAGTTGTTGTCTAAAACTTCGTAAACGCCATTGTTGTCGATTACTACTGAACCCATTGACATCATTGATGTAGCTAGGTGTGCAACCTTTTGCGGTACATAGTTTAGCTCTGTCTGTACGTCAGAGTTAATACCGATACCAACTGATGAAGTATGGTATGCAAAGTTTTTACCACCAGCAACAGCAGACGTTGAGAAGATCTTAAATCCTAAGAACTCTTTCATTGTCATGCCACCAGCAAATGGTAGGCTTTGTGTACCTACATAATCACTTGATGCAAACTCATTGATGTTAAACAAGTCAGTGTAACCAGCAGGAGACATAGCAATGTAGCG